TTCTCTCTTAATCTTCTCTAGTGCTGTTGCTACTTTGTCAACGTAGACCGTCCACAGATACGGCTCATTCCCCCGCATTTTCATAAAGTAGTCTTTATCGTCGATGTTATCCCAGTACGGTCCAGTTGCTCGCGTTGATATGTAGCGGCTAGCGTCAAACTTGTCGCCGTACCATTCCGCCATCGCGTCCCATACGCTGCTATAGTAGCAAGCAAAACAGCCGCCCTTTACTAATTCTCTGCCCGTCGTATCGTCCAGCATCTCGCGTAGCTCATTATCGTCATACCAGATATTGAGATGTTTTTTAATTGCTTGATATTCTTGTGTAGTCATAGCATTTTGCCCCTTTACTTGACTTATTTTTTGATAGTTATCGGTTAAGTGTTGACTATCGCACCTTGATTGATGTTGTGCTGTTTCTTTCTTAACTGTCTTAATTATAGCAAAGTGTTTACACAAATGCAATACTTTTTGTGTACTTTTTTTAACTTTTTTGTATATTTTTTGTTTACGGGTGGATGTTGTAAATAAAACATAATATAATGGGTAAAATGTCAATGGTGAGTAACTTTATTTTATGTATTGTTTTATGAAATTACAGAGAAAACTTTTTTTTAAAATTTTTTATTTTTTTTTCCTTGTTTTTTTTAAGAAAAAAAAAATTAAATATATAAGTAAAATATATATAGATTTTACAGACTTTACAGGATGTCAAGTATAGTAGATAGTATAATATAGCATATATATAGAATATAATAGACTTGACATAAAATAAACTATATGGGGGGGTATGCATAAAAAGGGAGGAGAGAGGAGGCATATATATATTCCTATCCTCTCTCCAGGAAAATAATTTGAAACTTTGTCAATATATTGACTTACATCTCCTCACTATGCTATTATTGAAATATGGAAGAACAATTTTTACCGAAACATCTTGTTGAGCAACACCAATCATTGATTGAATTTGCCGACAAACACAATATCGATAAGGCAGTGATAGATAACGGGGAGTATATCCTCAGATACAGCCGAAAGAAATCGGAGCCGAGTATTCGGTTGGTGCGAGTGAGTGTCAGGCTATATTTGCACGGACGGATACGAGTGGTGCAACTGAGAGAGGGGCAATCAGACGTTGAGGAGGTGCGGAGCAAGCTAGTGAAGCAGGCGAGAGATTACCAGCGAGCGTGGCGTGAGGCGCATCGGGAGAAGGCGACGGCTTACCAGCGACAATACCAGCGGCAGTATCGGGAGAAGCAGGTGGCGATGCGTGAGGAGTTGGCGAGCCGAGGCTGAGACAGATTACCTATTAGAGTTAATTAAGCAAATATCAGGAGGGGATTAAAGTGAGTAGGGTGCTTGTGGTGATGCGGAATAAGGACGTGTATCACTTAACGACAGAAGAGTTTAAGAGGCTGAGGCGGGCGATTGACGACCAGAAGGAGTGGGTCAGTTTGCGGGATTACAAGCTGGGGGACACGGTGCTTGTGAGTCTGAGGCAGGTCAGTTCAGTGGTGGTACGAGGAGGCAGTGAGTGATGGACGAGGCGACTACAGCGGATGAGTTCCCAACACTTGCCGAAACGGCACGCAACCAGGACGTGTTGCAATGGTTTTACAAGAGGGTGGTGGAGCATTTCTCCGAGGCACCACTATATCTCAGACGGTCGGAGCACGGACTGGCTATCCGAGTGGGCGGTCAGTGGCGGCAATACCGTCGCGGCGAGCAGGTAGCGTTTTGGCGGGATGCGATGCGGGAGTGTCAGCAACTGAGGGACAGCAACTGGTCGACTAAGCGACAACAAGCCCTCTGGGATTACTTTATGGTATATGCCCCAGAGATTACGTTTGACAACAGACGGTATTTTGAGATGAGGAATGCGGTGCTTGACGGGTATACGGGGGAGTTAGACAAGTCGGAAACCCGCTTTTTGCTACATCCGACTACTCGGTCTTCACAGCTGTCATACAATCCAGAGTACACCCCAACACCAGCTTGGCAGAAATGGTATGGGACGATGGACGAGCATCAGCAGGCGGTCAGGGATTGGTCGGTAGGGTCTGCTTTGATTGGTGAGCACGGGTTACTTTTCACGTTCGGTCAGTCCCGTACAGGGAAGAGTACGCTGGCTGAGGGGCTAGCTGAGGTGCTAGGCGACGGAGCGGGCGTGTTTTCACTGAGTAGGAATTGGGGGCGGTTTTACACTCAGCATATGGACAACACGACTTATCTGTATGACGCGGACGCTAAGGGAGCGAAAAATCAGAATAACGACAACTACGGTACACTGCATTTGATGGCGAGTGGCGACCCTATCCAGGTGGAGGTTAAGGGCGGTGAGGTGTATCAGACGACTAATTATGGCTTTATTGAGGTGGTTTCCAACGCTCCATCTACGATGAGTTTTGAGCAGTCTTTGGTTGACCGTGTGCGGTTTTGCCTGTATACGTATATCAGCCCACGCTCTGACGGCGGTCATATGAAGCGGCTTATCTTGGCAGATAAGCAGGCGTGGCTGAATTATGCGGTCAGCTGTGCCATCAAGCTAGCTAAGGGTGAGGTGGAGCGACCAGCAATCGACAAATACCAGATGTATGGTTGGGTATTGTGGTTACGCGAGGCTAACACTTATGGTAAAATGTGTATTGAGGAAGGTCGCGTGTTGACCTATCAAGAATATAAATATGCTTATGAGGGGGCTAACAGATATATGCTCACGAGGGAAACAGTAGATGCAATGCAAGAGGGCTTTAGGGAGTTGTCGAGGCAATTCGGTGAGGACTTTTTGCGGGTCGACTGGGACGAGTACGGGGAGCAGTTGAGGAAAGAATATTATGGCGCAGAAGAAGAAGCTCCAGAACTTTTTTAACGACTTTCTCCCGATGAATTATCGGGAGTTTCGTCAAGCAGTCCCCGAGATGAGTGCGAATCAGGCTGTGGTGGCAGAACTTTTACGTGTCTGCTGTGAGGAGAATGACGTGAAGGCGATGAAAATGGCGTTTGAGCGTATCCTTGGTAAGCCTGAGCGGGTGCTGGTCATAAAACGCACCGTCGTTCGTACGATATTCCCTGACGCTACAAAGAAACTTGACAAGCCCGTGGAGCCAACCCGAGTACAGGACGAAACTGTGGCGGTAAAGCAGGGCGACGAGCCAGTTATCATTGAGGAGACTAACTCACCAGGACATATCTTGCGTAAAGAGCTAGACGAGGTGGGTGAGAGCGGGCAGGCATATGCGTATGAGGTGGGCGATACCCGCGATAAGCATACCGTGGCTCGAGTTCTTGCCTCTAATGTCTATGCCGTGGCTATGCGTGGTGGCAACCTTGGAGCTATAGACCTGCTGTTTAACTATTTAGACGGTGCTGTAGCCGACGTAGTGAGGCTAGATGGGTTAGATACCCTTTTATTAGAAAACTACGCTGAGATAGCCCCATATGAAGCCATACAGGGCGATGACGGCGTGTGGTATATAGAAAGTGAGGTTATGGGATGAAAAAGAAGGTGAATGGGAATGCTCATATAGCACATCCTTGTCCGTATTGCTGGCTGGTGCTTTATTCCAAGGGAGCTTTAACTCGCCATCTCAACGACGAGCATTGGAGAGAACTGGAAGAAGAGAAAAAGAAGGCTAATGAACAATAATTTTATACGTATTGGCGGAGGTATAGTCTTAAGAGCCTATCAAAAGGCTATATTAAAGGCGTTTGATAACGGTATCCGCTATATCGTGTTATGTTGGTCGCGTCGTTGCTTGGCGGCTAATACTAAGGTGCTTACCGTCAACGGGCTAGTTGAGGCTAAGGACTTGTCTGTCGGTGATAAGGTCGTATCGTATGGCGATGGCTACGAAACAGGGGTTATTAGCCATGTTGGTATTGTATCAAGTCCTAAACCTATGATAGAATTAGACTATGGCGACGAACGAATTAGAACATCCTATGACCACCCGTTTTACTTCAACGGAGTCTATGCTCCGCTATTTCTCATTATCTGGGGAAATCTGGAAGCCAGCCAGCGAGCCAAACTCAAACTATTATGTGAGCAATATGGGGAGAGTCTTGACGACCAACTGGAGAAATGCGAAGCGGGCGGGGATTATGAAGCCAACATTAGACAAATCAGGCTATTACAGGACAGTTTTCAATGGACAAACTATCAAGATACACAGAGAGGTGGCAAAGGCTTTCCTTCCGAATCCGACTGGATTGCCGCAGGTGAATCATATCGACAACAACAGGACAAACAACCAAGTCGAAAACCTGGAATGGTGCACCGCGAAACACAACTTAGAGCATATGATGAAACAGGGGCGTCAGTCGAGGAACTGGGGCGAGAAATGTGGAACGCATATACTTACATCACAACAAGTTTCGCAAATCAAGGCTTTATGGAACACTCAGACGAAATACAAGCGTGGTCGAGCAGGACATTCGGTACTAACATTCTCAAGGATAGTGGGGCACAACCTGAGGAAATCGGGAGTGGAAGTCAAAGACGAAACGATACGGCACATACTAAAAAACCAAACGTGGAAATACTTGAAGCCGAGCCATTATACGAAATCACAGTTGAGGGAAATAGCAATTACTTTATTGGGCGAAGATGTTTACTAAACCATAATTGTGGAAAATCTCTTCTCTCGTGGAACTTGCTTATCCGTGAGGCGACTACTAAGCCAGGGACATACTGGTACTGTTTTAACAACTACTCGACAGCGTATAACGACATTTGGATTGCTCAGACGTCGAAAGGTGTCCGCTTCCTCGATATGATACCGAAGAATATGATAGTGCGTATGAACTCGGCTAAGCTTGAGATTGAATTGACGAATGGCTCCGTTATTAAGCTTATCGGTATCAACAACGTCGACAAGTTGGTGGGTGCTGGTCTTATGGGCGTGGTGTTTGACGAGTATGCTGTCCTTAATCCTAATTCAATCGAATTGGTTACAGCTATGCTTGCGGAAACTGGTGGTTGGCGTGTGATGATTTCAACGCCACGTGGCAAGAACCATTTTTACGAGGAGTACCAGTTTGCCTTGGCTCACCCTGAGTTTGCTTTGGCTAACAATATGCACTGTGGTATGGAAGAGGTCGCTCAGTATATGGCACCTGGATTTTTGGAGCAGGAGCGTCTTAAGATTATCAGCAAGTATGGCAATGACGCCTTATACCAACAGGAGTATATGACGAGTTGGGTTAGTCCTAACTCTGGTTCGGTGTTTGGTGCGTTGACAAAGATTATGAAGGACGAGGGGCGTGTAACTGTCTTGCAGGGCGATAGCTCACGACAGTACTACACCGCGTGGGACTTAGGTTCTGCCGACTATACGAGTATCGTGCTTTTCCAGGTTGACGATAAAGGCTTCCCGACTGTCCTTGACCATATCGAGAACCGTAACGAGGACGTTACTTGGTACCTCGGAGAGATTAAAGAAAGAGGCTGGCAGGTTCATACACACTTCCTCCCTCACGACGCCGCCCACCGTCGAGGTGCTAGAAATGAGAGTTATAAACGGGCGTTAGAGATTGAGGGGGTTACTAACACGGTGGTGCTAAGCAAGCCAAACCGAGTTGAGGACAAATTGAACTTCTTGCGTAGGGTGTTTGTCGGGTTGCAGATAGACGAGAGGCTGACGCGTGTTATTGAGTGCTTGGAGAAAATGGAATACGAGTGGAACGAAAAGCAACACGTCTGGTCATCGAAGCCTACCCACAAGGGCGGGTATTCAGATACTTGTATTGGGGGTAACTCTTTGATTGAAGTGGATGGCGGCGTTAAGAAAATAAGAGATATCAAGCCAGGTGAATTGGTCAAGGTGGGAAACACACTCCATAAAACTACAAGTGGCGGTGTTGTTACAGGGGTAAAAAACACCTATAGATTGGTAGTGGGAAATAGCGTGGTTGACATCACTGGCAATCACGAAGTCTTAACACAACGCGGTTTTGTACGGGTGGATAGTCTATGTAACCAAGATACCATATGCTATAATGGAAACATATGGAAGAAAGAGTTAGATATTACAGACACAAGGGAAAACTTAAAGCGGTCTATAAAGGCTATACATACAATTTTAGGCAGAGAAAAGGAAGCCAATATTTTATTAGAAAATCTGGCGGTAGAGAAATCTATCTCCATAAAGTTATTTATGACGTGTTTGAAGACAAAAGTCTCTTTTGTAAAGATGGTAATCTGGCTAACCTTGATAAGGCTAATTGGGGGTATAAGCCAGCTATCGTCTATAAAGGTGAGAAGTGGACAAAACACAGAAGATACTATGAACGAGGTGGAAAGTTTCTTCATAGACAAGTTTGGATTGACAACTTTGGCGAAATCCCAGAGGGGGTTCATATACACCATAAAGACTGCAATCCAGAGAACAATGATATTCGTAACCTTGAAGCTCTTAAGGCGAGTGAGCATCAAAAGAGGCACTGGGAGGAATATTATGAGAAATGGGCTGAAACAGGTAGGCAAAACCTTAAGAAGGCTAGAAATTCGCAGGCTATGGCAGATTGGTACAAGTCGGATAAGTTCAAGGAGCTATATAAAAGAAACTCAGAATACATCAAACCCAAATATAGAGAACTTACCTGTACAGTCTGTGGCAAAAAATTCAGAGCAGTCAGAGCAAGGACTTGCGGACAAAATTGTAGGCTCAAACTTTACCGTCGAGAAAAATGCGGGCTTGATGGAAGTGTGGAATATGACTATCGAAAACGCTCATATGTTCAGCGTTGATGGTATTATGATGTCCAATTGCGACAGTCTATGTTATATGGGGCAAGCAATTCAGAAATATAACATCACTGGTAAAACAGGATTTTCTCGGGTGTCGATAAAGAACTCTGCGGCAGGGAAAATCCAAGGACTAAGCAAGAAAGAACAGCTCGAAAAGTTCCTTGAGGCAGAACTTTCGCTTGGCGGTAAAAAGAAAAAAAGAAAAGACTTTTCACTTTTTCGGCGATGATGTGATACAATTTAGATAATAAAAACACAATTCTTCAACAGGGGGAGATAGATGAATGAACAAACAGAGGTCAAAGAAACTCAAGACGGAGGACAAGGCTTCGCAGAAAAGCAAGACTCTATTGAAAAGCAAGCTAAGCAGCTTTACGAAGAGTTTGGGGTCAAAGCTGATGTCCCTAAGACCCGTGGTCGCCCTAAGAAGTCTGACAGCGGAGATGAAGGAAAATCTGAAGTCGACAAAAGAACTTCGAACGAAAAGCGGAAAAATGGTTCCAATCAAAGTAAACCGAAAGATGAAGCTTCTTCAGACGATAATGACGATTCAGGGAATGAGAGCCAAAAGGTCGTCAAGAAAGACGCAAAGGATAATAGCAAGGTTTCAAAGGACGCAGAAAAAACTGGTGATGGAACTGACGAAGACAAATCCGAACAAGATGGAAGTTCTGAACGAGGAAGCTCGGGCGATAGCGAACGAGATGATGAAGGTAATGAAAGCGGAGAAGAAGTCAAAAGACCAGGCAAATCCAGCCCAGCGGCAGAAAGGCGTATCCGCCAGCTCAACTCGGAAAAAAACGAAGCAGTAGCACGTGCTGAACAAGCTGAACGCAAATACGCACAGCTACAGCAACAGCTGGAGCAGGAACGCGTTCAGTTGGAAGACCCTGAGTATACGCTAGAAGACTTCCGTCACGTGCAAGATGAAAATGGCAATATCTTAGAATTGGACGACATTCAGCAGGAACTTGCTTATCGCCGTTGGAAGGACGGGTACAACGAAAGGCAAGCAGAACGCGAAAACCAAGCTCTCCAATCTCAAATCCAGGATTACCGAGAATATCAGCAATCTGAGGAGATTATGAGAAAGTCGGTCGAAGCATACGACTTGCTGAATAATATTTTGGAAAACACCGCAGAGCTAGATGTCCGAAGTGATAAGTTTGATAAGGAGTTCTCTGACACTATTATGCCGCTTATCGAAGGCAGTTTGGAATATGCTCCAGGCACAGAGCCAGGTAATCCTTACGGTAACAATCCTGTTATTACAGGTTTCTCGCTAGACCCTAGGTTAATACTTCAGGCAGCGTCAACATTGAGGAACACAAAGAGGAATATCCCATTGAATGCTCTTGACGCTACAGTGGAGAGCGAGGACGCCGCATATTATCATTCGCCATCGTCTGACCCGTTAGAGCAAGCGGCTGATAAATTGTATAAAATGTACGGTATAAAAAAATAAAGGAGAAATAAATGCCAAAAGTAGAAGAAACACCAAAAGTAGAAACTAAGGTAGAGGAGAAAGAAATGCCAGCACCAGCACCAGCACCAGCAACAAGTGAAGCGTCTGAATTAGCTAGTGTTTTGCGTGAAGCTATTTCTGGTTCGAAAAACTTCCAGATTACTGTTGATGAGAACGTAAAATCTCGTTTTTCTCTGGTTAAAGACAGTGAAACGGGCGAGGTTATGTTGCGAGATAACGATGAAGGAAGTTTGTCCGAAATCCAGATGAAGAGCTTGGAAGAGAAAAAAGCCGACCTTCTTGCTCGCGAATACGAAGAATTGTAGTATAATTAAAGAGAAGTGTACTCACTTCTAAAACTTCCAATCTTTTCGAAAAACCGTCCAGCCATGAGGCGGTTTTTCATTGTTGACAAATATGTATTTATGATATAATGAAAGTAAGCTACAAGCTTGTGTTTTACACAAAAGTATGATTTGGGTATTCATCTCCCCTGTAAAATATGAAGCAAAAGCACTTGATGCAAAAGGTGTCTCATCAAACACAAACAATAATAAAACACAATCCAAAAAGGAGAAGATAAAATGGCAATTACACCAACAGAAATCTATAGCAATCTTATCGACCAACCTTTCGATGATGAGAGCTACACAAAAGAACTTGAAGGAAACAACAAAGAAATCGAGTTCAAAAAAGGTTCAAAAGTAGTCAAGGTTCGTACAGTAACCACAGCTGGTGCGGTTACAGACCACAATGCAACTCAGACTATTTCTCAGCAAATGGCGGGTATCACAAACGTAGATAGTACAATCGCTACTTATACGCTTGACCAGCAAAAAGATATCAAGAAGTTCTTGGACAAGACTGTCGCCGTAACGAACAACTCTATCGTTGAAGGTGGTAAAATCTTGCACGCTATCGTAGCAGAACAGCTTGTTCCAATGATTGACGCTTACCGATTGGGTATTTTGGCGGGTGTCGCTACAACAACCAGCCAGAAGGTTATGGCTACAGTTAACGGTGTCGCAGACTTCTTGAAGGCTCGTGGCTACTTGATTAACGCTCGTCTTTTCCGCGACAACTGTATTGCGTATGTTAACAATACAACCGCAGACAATATTCGTTCAGCTAATATCATGACACCATTTACTGGCGGTTTGGAAAAGAGTATGCGAACTGGTGATATCGGTATGTTATATGGTGCTAAGGTTAAGGAAGTCCCAGCTGACTTGATGCCAACTAAGGTCGGACTTATCCTTGTCAACCCAGATATCGTATCCGCTCCACGTTTCTTGGACGACTCAAAGGTTAGCGAAAGCAACGTAGCCTTTGGTACTTTGGTTCTTGGTTTGTACATGTACACTTGTGTAGTATCAACTCCACGAAACAAGGGTGTCGCTATCATCGCTACAGCTTAGTACTATCTATACTCCAATTGACCCTGTATTTATACAGGGTTTTTTGGTATTATAGAGTTATAAATTAAAACAAAAGGAAAAAATAAAAATGGCAACATATAATTGGTACGATGATGACGAAGAAAAAAAGAAGAAAGATGAGTTGAATTCGTCTATTCAATCTGTTCAAGACGGCTGGAACTCGGCAAATAAGGGCTGGCAACCTGCACAGAACGACGCGGCTAACACAGGGCGCAGTTTAGGCATTTTCGCTGGCGACGCAGGACAGCAAGGACAAGACGGCAATTACTTGATGTCTGACGAGAAAGCTCAAGCAGACGAGAACAAGCGTAGGCAAGACGAGGCAGAAGCGGCAGCACGAGCTCAGGCGGCAGCAGCGGCGGCAGCAGCAGCACAGGCTCAAGCAGCTGCGGCTGCTCAGGCGGCTCAAGCTCAGGCGGCTCAATCACAGCCGCAACTTTCAGACTTTGACAAGGCTCAAATGCAGGCGGCGGCTCAAGCTCAAGCGTCCGCTTCACAATTGAAGCAACGCAAGTATGCCGCCCCACAGAAAGATGAAGGGCTTTTGGGCTTTATAAAAATGCTGGGGGCTGGTTTTCAGCAAAGTGTTGGTAGTGTGGCAGACGCCGCGGTTCAAGGTGGACACGTCCTTAATTACTTGAGAGACCGTGCAATGGGTGTCGACGAGAATACGGCGGCTAAAAACTTGTGGCAGAGTGGTGAGAGTATGCGAAAGAAAATCCACGACATCAAAGATATCGCTGGCAATAATTTAGTTGGTGTTTCAGGTGCTGACGAGGCGGCAGGTCGTATTGCGGCAGGTCAAGGAACGGCTCGTGATTTCTCTACGGTTGGTGGTCAAGGTTTGCAGGTCGGTCTGGACGCCACTCAGTTTATCAACCCAGCTGGGAATATAGCTAAAGGAGCTTCTGTAGTAAAAAACGCTGGTAGGTTCGCAGAGCTTCGACCTGTTCTAATTCAGGCGGGGAAAGAAGCAGGTATGAATGGTGTATTGACTGGAGTAGCTACTACTGGTCGTACTTACGGAAATACTGGCGACCTTGGAACGGCTATTCAATCTGGTGTAGGGGACGCTACATTAGCTGGTACATCTCAGTTTGGTCTGGGGCTCGGTTCTAACCTCGTGGGTCGGGGCGTATCTCGTGTCAGGAATGGATTCACTAAAGAATTGGCGGACGATATCTCAGCAGGTGCGAAGTCTGAACTTCCTGGTTCACTTACGAAAAAGGCGGACGATATATCTACAAGGGTTGATAGCGACCCTAACGTCAGTTCGTTTGATAAAATCTTGAAAGAAAAAACAGAGGGGCTACCAACCAACTCAGTTGAAGGCAAGGTGGACGTTGAGGGACGTATCTCAGAGCGTGTTCCAGAGCGTGTTCCAGAGCGTATTTCAGAGCCACAGACACAACAGATACCTTCTGTACAGGACCGAGGCTCTAATACACCCCAGGGCTTACGAGAAGACCTTCCACAGCCAACCCCTGCAGAGAGAGTCAATTTGCCTGACAATTCTCAGGTCGGTTCCGTGAAAGCTAAAGAGGACTTGGATAAACTTTTGGAAGGTACTCCAAGTTTGAAAGAAGAGAAAACACTACAGATTCCAGGACAAAATGAAAGTCCTGTTAAGTTACAAATCCCAGGGCAGAATGAAAGTCCAATTAAACTACAGATTCCAGGACAAAATAAAGAGGTGGTTAAGGATATATTAGGTAAAGACCTTAAGCCTCTAACATCTGTTCAAAAGCGTGCTCTTAGGGAGGCAAAAGCGGGCTCAACTCAAGCCGAAGAAGCATTGATAAATGCTAAATTAAATCAGGCTGAAAAAGCAGTCCCTACGAAATCTCTTCCAGATGGAATGGTTCCTGAGCAGAGTAGCGGTAGCGGTATCGGTATGAAAGAGCTTGCAAAACGTGCCGTAACTGGTTCGGCGGCTCCAACGGACTTTAAGAAGGCACTAGCTCAAGCGTCAGGCTTATCACGCGACGCTGAGTTGCCAATCGGGGACATATTAGGAGAAGCTAAGTTGAGCAAGAAGATGAAAGAGCGGTACTCGGAAAAGTATGCTGAAATGGAGAAAATCATCGACCGCCAAAACCAAATCCAAAAGGAACACCGAAAATTGGTTAGGAACGACAATTTAGCAGACGCGTCAGGGCTAACTAAGGAATGGTCATCACTTGAGCGTCAGAAGGGGGCGATAGCTACAGAGTTAAACGCAATGAACCGTTTGGCTGACAGTCGTCAATCGCTTGGTCATAAAGCCGCATATGTTATAGAGAACTTAGTTAGTATGAAGAACGCTAACCAGCTTGTGAGTGCTCCAGGCATAGAACGTAACTTGCTCCAAGACATTATGGGTACTGCGGAAACATTCGCTAAGAACCCTATCCGCTCAGCTCGAGCTTTGAAGAATGGTGGTAATGTCTATGGGTCGGCATTGCACTCAGCGGCTGATAACTGGAAAAACTTCAGACCTGTGTCTGTAACTGACGGTGCTAAAAGGTCCGTAGGTAACACGCTTGAAATGGCTATGGTGCCAGTTACTGGTACTTCTAATCTGGGTAAGGCTCCAATACGTGAGGCGTTGGCAGAAGCGTCCCTGAAAATGGCAGGTAAAAATCCTACTCGTCAAGAAATCGTAAACTTCTCTCGAATGATGGACGCAGACACTGAGGCATTAGTCAACGTCTTAAACGGTGTCCATAACGCTATGACTAACCGCCGTCAAGCAGACAAGGCTATCCGAGCATGGCACGAATTGATGGCGACAGGTAGCGACGCCGCACGTAACAGGTTGCACGCACTGGCTGAGCGTCAGCAAACGTTGGCTCAGAAGTTGGTTCAAGGCTTTGAGGCTGGTGGTACTCCTAAGCAACGTATTGCTGCAGCTTTGACTGAGGCGGCTCTGCCGTATGCTCGAGTGGCAACTAACACTGCTATAAACGCCGCATATAGGTTGGTTCCAAATAGAACTCTTATTGATGAGGTGTTATCTGTTACTAGGACGCGACCTCAGAACCTTGCCGCATTGATTAAAAACACTGCAGTCGACTATGGGGTTGTGGGTGTGGTTGCTGGATTGGTCGGCTCAGGAAATATTATATATAACAATGGCGACAAGACGAATCAACCTCGCGGTATCTTAATCCGTGTTGGTAAAGATGAGTATGTCCCAATTCGTGCAACTAATATTGAACCAGAAATCGCAGGTGCATATACGGCAGTAAAGATTGCTCAGGGCAAAATGACAGCTAAAGAGGCTATGGCGGCTATCTCAGACAGCTTGCCTTACGTAAGTAGCACTGATAACCTCGTAACTGCAGGAAAGTCATGGTTAAATGGTGAAGGCGAAGAGGGCGATAATCTGTACCAAGCAAAGAGCTACGCCGTCAACAACATAAAATCTCTCGTTCCGTTTAGTAACAACGGTATACAGCCGTGGCTTGCGGGGAAGAAAGGTCTCTTGGAAGGTAATATCTTGAAGGGCGATAGTTTGAACGCCAAGTCGTCTTATGATAAAGACTTTGGTAAGTGGGTAACGAACAGCATTCGTCAGGCTTACGACCCTTGGTTCCGAGAAACGTTGCCAGACAGTCGAGATGCCGCAGGTCGTGTACGTACAGTGGATAACCAAGGGGCGATTATTCATAAACAGATAAATGACCCTGCCAGTGCCGAGTTTAATTCAAGGATTGACGACTTGGTTAAGTACGGTAAGGAAAACGGTCTTGGTAAAGACGTTCGTGAAATGTTTGGTACATATAATACAGGCAAAGACAATAACTTTAGGTCTGTACATAATGCCATTACGTTCTTGGACGCAGAAAACGGCAAGCCTGATAACGCTAAGAAATTAGAGAAGAATGGTAAGCTGGCTGATTTATCTCGCCAAATTAAGGACGGGTTCTTCGGTGATAGTGGCTCAGAACTGCTGAAACTAGATGGTAAGGAATTAAGGTCTGACGCGTCCATTCCGAATAAGTCAGGAAGTAAGAATACACAGCTACCTATCTCAATGCAATCAGTCCGAAATGCTATTGCTCAGACTGATTTACCAGCTGACCAGAGGGGGATTTTATATGACATCTCTACGCAGAAGAATAACTTGTACGGTATGCTTAAATCTAAGCAGATTAGTTACGAGGAGTACAACACAGCTAAGACTAACTTGACAACAGAAGAGAACAATATCTTATTGCAATCTCCTAGCTACCAGAAATTGAACAACTTTATGCACACCTTGAATAACAGCGGTTTCTTCGATGAAGGCGGGCTTGGCTCTACAAAATCTGGTCAGACTTATCTGTGGAACGCCTTGAACGCTATGCTGGGAAGTAAAGGAACCACACCAGCGGCTGAATACAAGGACGAGAATGGTATCAACGGCAAGGGGTACTTTATGCCATACGGACGACGCGGGTTCTTCGGATTTGGTGGTGGCAGACGAGGAAGTGGCTTTGGTGCTTCGGACAAAACAGGCAATCGTGGCGACGCAGGTCTTCAATGGGGTGCGGTAAAGGGTCGCTCGATGGAGAATGTTGGTATGGGCAAATATACACCAGTATCAATCAAGACCACTGTTAACGGAAGAATTAAACGTAATAAAACCCAGAATTACGATGGCAGGAGTATATAATCTTGTGTTACAATAAAGACTAAGAGGAACAAAAAATGAACATAAAAATTGAAGATTTAATTGAGAAACTAGAACAGAGCTACGACTTTATGCAAAAGGCGACGAAAGGGTTTGCTGAGAGGAATGAGCAAATCTTTTATCGTAAACCCCCAGCAGGGGAAGTCGATAGCAAAATGGACTATTCCGAGTTAGTCGATAACACCCTGTCGTCTTACATAGAGAAAACACCGAAGAATGTTATCCAAAGGCTACCGACATTCACCGTCGACGCTCACGCACAAAGTAAAGTAGAAGACTTGAAATATGAATACATTGCGAACAAGATTATCCTAAGGAACAATACTCCTGAGGGGTATTCGTTGCTACAAAAGCACTGGATAGCATTACGCAACGCTATGGCTTTTGGTGCTTGTGCTGTGTATTTACCATTCACCAGGAATAAGACCGAGTTCACTGTTGGTTTTGAGATTATCTTCTGGGGGGATTTGTTCCCTGAAGCTTACGCGTCAAGCATTAACAGTGCTAACTATGTTCAATTCCGCACAATGAAAACTAAGGCTTCTATAGAGAAGCTGATTAACGGCACGGACAAGGGCGACGCTGAAGACGGCAAATGGAATATAGAAGGATTGAAGAAAGTCCTTGAGTATGGCAAGGGTGCGTCTTTGGGGCGCGAGGAAACAAATCATACTTATGCATCTTTACTCAACATTCCAGAAGGATTGTATGAGCTATTTGTTTATGTAGATGACGATTGGATTATCACTTACCACTACCAATCGGCGACTATTCTACGCGTAGTCAAGAACACCAGCGGTTACAGGCGTGTTTTGGGATTGTATTCAGACTTTGACGGCATAAACATTATGGGTCGTTCTTTGGTCGAGATGGGCTATGGTGCACAGCAAGCTCTGACATCATTACTACGTAACTTCATTTACACGGTGGACTACAATACAGAGCCAGCCAAGTTTGTGAAGGGTATAGGGCTAGACGAAGACAACTTCGAGCTTGAAAAGGGGAACACGATGTTCCTTAACGATGAAGACGGCTCAATGCAACTATTGCCGATTGACACAACAGTTATTCAAAACTTCCCAAGTTTGTTCAGTCTGGTGAAGTCAGTGTTGCTATCGTCATTGCCAAGCTCAAATGACATTTCTATCTCCGCAGAGGTCGGCGACCCAACTTACTCAAAGACGCAAGCAGGTGTGAATAGTCAAGACCGCAAGGCAGATATTGAGAACAACTATTATCGAAAGAATTATGAGCAGTTCTTTGAGGCAGTTCTTGAGGCTCAGATTAACATATACATCTCTGAGATAAGGAAGATAGCTGAGGCGAATGAACAATCCCAGTTGGTTATTAAACTTGATAGTGAATACATCAACCTCATAGAGCAGGAAGACCCTTCCCAGATTATAAACGGCGACAGCGTGATTATAGACACCAGTAAAGTCCAGCAGGTAAACATCTCTGTCGATTTCGAAAGTACACGTCAAATGGCTAAGGAAGAAGACTTGAAACGATTGAACACATTTATGACAGGGTTCTTTGAAGTCGCTAAGGCAGACCCAAGTGTAGCTAAGGGCGTACGAGAGGCATTGCCATACTTGATTGAGGAATTGACAAAGAGTTCTAACCTAGAAAGCAGTTCTAAGATTGCTGAAGCAGTCAAGGCGGGATTGGAAACCGCCAAGCAAGAAGAAGCCGAACAGGCACAACTCGAGCAACAAGCACAACAAGCACAACAAGCACAACAGCAGTCTGCTCAGATGGCGGAGATAAAAGCCCCGTCAGTTTCTATAGCGTTTAAGGATTTACCACCAGCAGGTAAGATACAAGCGGCGGCGAAATATGGCATTCAGTTGACTGAGGCTGACGTAACACCACAACCAGCATATCCACAGCCAGAGGAGGTAGAGTATGTATAACTCCAGCGAGGTTTTACAGAGGGGGGCGTATAGAGATACGTTCAAGACTGGTCGAGAGAAAGAAGCTCCAAAGAACATTACTGAAGTGGACAAGATAAGCAGGGTGCTTGATAAATACATATCAAAATATTCATCGACAGTAGGTGTCAGGGAGGAGGCTAGGAAGAATAAAAGAACTAACGACTACCAACTAGACCTAAGTGCCGATATCGTGGAAATCCTAACAGAAGTAAAAAACAAATTGAGGTAAACAAAAATGGCAACGGTAAAACAAATAATTGAAAAAGCATACACAAAAGTCAACGGTGAATACGAGCAGGTCATAGAGGGGAGCGACGACTTCAATACTTACTTGAATGTGCTAAACCAATCTATGGAAGCACTTGCTCATATGCCATACATAAAGTGGCAAAGGTACTTTGATATAGATTATAGACTGCCAGAAAAGATAGAGCAGGATAAATTAGCATACATCATACCAGACATAAATAAACTGACCGTTTCAGACACTCCGTATGACTGTGTGAGGTTCATTGACGACCAAGGCAAGACGGTTGCAGAATACAAGTTGATTGACAACGCGAAGTTCAATGCATCGGAAGGAAACGGTGTTTGTACGTTGGCTGGCGATAAAATACGGCTTAAGAATATTCCTGAGAAGTTGGTAGGTTGCGAGATATCTTTACCTGTTTATCACGACCCGAAAGTTTACACTTCAGGCTCCGAAGAGGTGGATATCGACAGTGTGCCATGGCTGGTAGCAACAATGTCTGCTACTTTGTGCGACGCAAGCCCAGTACCATTTATTGCTCGTAACGCAGACAGATATTACAAACAAGCAGATATCTTTATGAAAGAAATGCGTAAGAGTAACAAACGAACACAAACACTAATAATTAAAAGTGCTATCCCGAGGGAACCTAAAAGAATAGCATTCAAGGATATGTAATATGGCTGACAAGAACTCTAACGCAATTCAGATAAAAGACCTCAGGAGCTGGAAGCGAGGACAGATATCTTACTTCTCTAAAAGCCGTTTACAGGAAGACGCTCTGAAAACTGCGTATAACGCTTTTTATGACTATGACGGCGTTGTCCGTCCACGTGGAGGATTTTTGCATTCTGGCGTTCCAGACCTGCCAGAGGGGCTTACACCAGTCGGTTGCGACTTCCCATTCAAGAGAGCTGACGGTACAGAAGGCTTGCTAAACCTGTTCACTGACGGCACGAATACAAACTTGTATGTATTGAAACCCGACAATTCAGAGTGGCAGAAGTTCGATATGGCATTCACAAAAACAGATGTGGCGTCATTCGCTCAGAGTAACGAGAACGTGATAATTGGTAACGGCGTGGACAAGTTTACCTGCTATAACATCAAAGACAATACTCTAAAGCGGTTCTCTAAAGTCGCCGACCCGACAAAAGCTCCTGAGGTAACAGCGAACAACGCCAGTGGTACAAATGCGTTTGACTACTACTACCGAGTAGCATTCAATGGCGTAGGCGGTTCAACGAAGATGTCGCCAGCGGGTAAGATATCTTCATCTACTCTTCGCGACACCTGGGATGGTAAGAAGTCGGCTACTATCAAGATTGACGGGATTACTATCGATGAAAATGCAACCAGCTGGAACGTTTACGTAGCAGTCGTTTCAGTCGGTACAGGTGCACCGTCTGACGATGAGTACTTCAAGATTGCTGAAAATCTGCCAACAACACAAAAGCAACATCAGGATACAGGCTCCACAACACTACTTAAATCCGCCCCTGTGGAAAACACGACAGAAGGTATTGTGGCGTGGTTTGTTACTAACATCGCAGGAAGATTGTGGGCTATTGATAAGAAAGGTATCGTCTACTGGGGTGGTGATGTTGGCAATGAATTGTACTTCGGCTCTGCTAACGGTTCAGACAGCTACCAGGTTGGCGATAACGGTACTGAAACACCTATGGCGGTGGCGTTAGGACGAGATAACTCTGGTACTACCTGTATTAACTTGTTGACGCGTACTATGGCTGGACAGGGTGGTATTTGGGACGTTTATGCAACAACCAATACCACGACAGTCAATGGGCAGACGTTCAGCGAGGGTACATACCAATTCAAGAAACGTGAGGGTAACGACGGAACAGACGCTCCGTTCTCTGTTATTCACGAGAATAACAACGTGTACTACCTGTCAATGGACGGGTTCAAGTCTACAGGTGTGAAGCCGAACATCTCTGGTATCCAGTCGACGGATATTATCAGCTCCGCAATCCGAGACCGTGTGCTTAACTTGTCGCACTCTAACTTGTCTAGGTGCTACGCGGCGTATTACGATGAAGCCCTGTATTGGACGGTGGCATATGGTCAAGAAAAAAACAACGAGATATGGGTGTATGACATCTTACACGGTGGTATCTGGTCTATCTGGCGAATACCGTCAGACTGTATATTCCGTTGGGCGTCAACAAAGAAAGAAAGCCCGAGCTTATATCTAAGGCAGGGGAACAAGTTGCTTCGATATTACAAGAACTCTCGTAAGCATTATGATGAAAGTGGCGTATTTGATTGTTATATAGAAAGCGGTCTTATACCATTCCACCAGAGTAACCTGGAGTGGGTACACCTACTTAAGGCTATCTGGCAGTTTGACTCAGCAATAGGGCTTATAGACCTGACTATCAATATACACTCAAAAAATGGTGATATATTGAAGACCAATAAGATAACCTTCGACCGTAGTAGTAGTAGTAGTAGTAGTAGTAGCTGGGATGCAATCCGCACTTGCGGGACAAATTGTCTTAAAGAGTGGGGCGGACGCAGGTGGGATGAACCTATCGTCAATTCATCAGACATCTTTTCACCGAAAGACAAGAAGATAGACCAGAAGATACGGAAGAATGCGGCTTATATAAGCTTTTCTGTGAGGTCAAACTCCGCTAACACATATTATGAATTATCACACCTTAGCTTGTTGTTCACATATATCGGTACGGGAATTGAGTTCTTAAGCCAGAAGGGGGTGATAAAAATCTAACAATATGATAAAATTAGTGTGTAAAACGATAAAAAACAAATAAAGGAGAGAAAAATGATACCTATTATGGGATGGAGACAAGATAAGCACGCTGGCGGCGGCGGAGGCGGCGGCGGAGGCGGCGGCTGGGGAGATGACGGACCTAAATCTAGCGGCGGTGTGTTCTGGCTCGGCGAAGACGGCAACGTTTGGGTGAAGGGTGCGGGCGGCACACACTCAGCAGGTCGTTGGGACGGCAACACAACTAACTATTGGCAATCACGAGGGTTTTCATTTATCCCAAATCCAAACCCTAGCCGACGAGGTGGCGGCGGTTATGTCAGTGGTGGCGGTGGCTTCAGAGGCGGTTTTGGTGGCGGTGGTGGTTATTCAGCACCTGCGAAGAAACTTGACCAAGACCAGATAAACAGCTTGAATGGCTTACTCGGCGTATACGACGCGAAACGAAATACTCAGCGAGAAAAAGCTCGATTGACACACGACGCACACGTCAATGAAAAGCAAGAAGAGCGTACCAAAGAGAAGAAAAAGTACGACGGCAAGAAACTGTCGACAATGCAAGACTTCGGTATGGCAAAGAATGACACCGATATCAACACCCGAAACACGCTAGAGGGTCTTATCAGCTCTCTATCGACAATGGGTGTTGGCGGCTCACGTGCATTGGCTCGTCGTATTCTAAGCTCTGCTAACCGCTCGAACCGACAGGCGAACGCAACATACGCTAAGAACTCACAAGCTCTAGACACAGCTTGGAACGAATTCGACGCCGCAAACAGGAACGACTTAGCGAAGATTGAAGACCAATACAAGTATGACCTTGCAGAAGCAGACAAAGAGTGGGGACAGAACCGCCAAAACACTTTGTACAAGATGGCAGACGTTTACAATGCCGCAGACAATCACGGCGAACGAACTCGCTTAATGAACGAAGGAAACGGTCTGAACAGCTACATCTCAAACGCTCGCTTTGTGAACCCACAATACACAGGTAAATTGAACGTTATGGCGGCTCCAGAATTGTCGAGCTACTCACAAGACATCGCTAAATACGATACGTCAGCTATCGGCAACGACGGCACAGAGTTGATTAACCCAGACGGAACGACAACTCCAGGAAACCTAGCTATCAAAGCCGTTGCGATGAGCGATAAAGACTTAGGTGTCAAGAAGCGAATTGAAGGCGAAGACCCTGTTTACGGAGTTTAATATGTCAGAAACGTTAGAAAAGTTCGGAAAAGCTAGTGCTGATAACAAAAAAGCTGAAGCAACTACAGTGAAGACTGCTCGCCAACCTGGCGAGTCAGTCCTCTCCTGCTTTGACTTGAGTAGTTTTTCAACGACCCACCCAGTGTTCTTTGTAACCTACAAAAAAATACCAGACCCTGACAATGCAAAAGAAGTAAAAATCATCAATGAAACAAGCTGGCAAGCTAAGGTCAATCCAGACAACAACACCTTGACGAACCTGACTTTGGCACCAGGATATACAGATATTGGGAATGAAGTTGGCGACTGCGTTGAGTGTATTCCAACTGCATTTTGGGCAAATAGTCTTATTGACGGGTTGAACCAAACCCTAGATAACAACGGCAAAATAAAGCCAGACGCTATGTCAAACGTTACGGCAGCAATCAAAGAGAAGTCTATTACAGCCGACAAGATAGACTTTACGACAATGCCAGACAATAAATATTCTACCGATGAGATAAATACTGGCAAAAAATGGATAAACGGCAAGACTATTTTTCAAAAAACTTTCGCGATGGGTGGACTTGGTCGTGCAACTACTATCAAAAAACCGCATAACATCTCTAATTTAGATTTAGTTATCAGAATTCAAGGTATTGCCAAAGAAAACTCAATTGGAGCAACTATTAACCTGCCACACGCCGCCGACCAGCAGCCATATACAGTGACAGTTTACGCTGACAACACAAACGTAAATATTCAGACATACGCTGACCAGAGTGGCTATGCTCAATCTTATGTGACTCTATGGTACACGAAAAAGTAACTAGATTTAACCTATCGCTATCCAATTAACATAATACGTTCCTAGAAGTTGAGCCCCGTCAAAGCGTCGGCATCTAGCCGTAAATGAAGTGTTCGTTACAGCTACAGCACTAAAGGCGCAACCGCCCCACGATGAGTTCGGGGTATTTGTCCACTGGTCACCAGGTTGACCATAGCCACCAAAGCTACAAACTACAGTAGGAATTGTTTTGAATTGCTTTGGAAAAGTGATTTGAACAGTACCTTCAATCGCTTGAGCGGGTACGCTGAGCATAGCTACACCACATTGTACATTCACAGGCTTGTCAGTAGTCGTGTTATTTCGCTTTACTTTTACTTTTTCTTCGAGCGGCATTGTCGTAAAGTCTATCTTGTGCGAACCAGTAGACCATATATGCTGTATTATGCTAGAATAAGGAAAAGAGATATAAAATAAAAAAGAGGGTGTATGGATAACACAGACAAAGAAGTATCAGCAAAAGAGTTTGGAGCGTTGGGAGCGGACGTTATACATATTAAAGAGAGTGTCGACAGGCACACTGTTACGCTAGAGCGAATTGAAAATATCGCACGAGCAAACGTTACTCAAGCTCAGCTCAAAGCATATATAGCCGAGCACGAAAAAGAATCAGAAGAGAAATACGTCAAACGTACTGAAATCGAAGGTGTTATGAATTTTTGGAGCCTTGTAACAAGCAACTTAGCGAAATTATTTGCAATCGCACTTGTAGGATTGGCTATTTACGCAACCAATAATCTAATTCAGCAAAATAAAGCAGTTACGGAATTACAAGAAGAAGTTCAACAAACTCAAGTGAGGAGGAAATAATATGATAGAAAAAGCCCTAGCTTGGTTTTACGCACGTAAAGGTCGAGTTTTTTATTCGATGGAAAGTCGGAATGGTCCAAATTCATACGACTGCTCAAGCTCTGTATACCACGCACTAAAAGAAGCAGGTCTTTTGCCTGCAAGCTACTGGATTGGTAACACTGACACCTTATTTGACGCCTTAGAGAAGAACGGCTGGGTGCGACTGTCTGAGGACGCTAACGGCGAAGCAGACACACAACGCGGCGATATTTTCATCTGGGGTATTCGTGGCAATTCTGGAGGCGCATTGGGTCATACAGGAATGTTTGTGGACGCAGATAACGTGATTAACTGTCGCTATCAGGCGGGTATTGTAATAGACAATCACGACTGGCTTTGGAGCGCGTCAGGTTGCCCGCCATATGCATTTTATCGATACGTAGGTAAACCAAAAGAAGCAAAGCGAGTAGCACTGCCTGAAGTGTATTATGCAGATGAAGTAGCAACTGTATTTGACTTACGACAAATTAGATGTAACCGACTGATTGATGAGTTTGACTGGGAAGACAACGGTGTACCCGTTTCTGTAGCAGTGAGAACAGATAAAGACGGCTATTTACTGGACGGAGAGATAAATACAGGAGATTACTTCCGAATTGTCGGCGGTACAGAGGTATTAGACGAAACTACCGAAAACAACAAACGCTACCTACAGCTAAAAATGGCAGATGACGGTATTTGGGTATTAGCGGAGCGAGTACGTGAACTAGCGAATGGAGATGCAGGCACGCCACGTCCGCAACCACGACCTCAGCCACAACCAGCCCCAAAGACACCAGAGATACAACAGACACCTCAAATCAAAGAAAAGCCACAGGAGCAACCGCTAGCACCACAACCTACAAACGAAGACGTTATGAGGTCTATCGGCAAATTAAGCCAAGATGTCGCTAAGAATAAAAGCCTATTAGAGAAAATTATCGATTTTCTAATGAGCATTTTTAAGTTTAAGAAATAAGGAGGAGATATGAAATCACTAGAAGCATTAAAAAATATCAATTATAAAGACGTAGCTATCCGTGCTGGATGGACGTTCTTACAGACGTTTATCGCGACATTCTTACTAGCTGGCGTAAACTTAGTGAACTTGCTATTCGCGGCGAGTTGGCACGAATTATACGCTTTAATAATGGCTACCGCACTGTCTGCAATTGCGGCTGGATTATCAGCGGCTAAGACTATTATTCTAGACTTAGTACGTCAGATGAAAGAAGCTGTTGAGTAATTCGAAAATCCCGAACAACTGAAAATAACATTGTACGACATAAGAAAAAAGAGACAAAGACGATATATCTTGCCTCTTTTTTTGAGTTTTCTGACACCTCGTCATCGAACTCAACCTCACACAATATTATTATACACTATTTTCTTGCACTCTTAGGGACTTTTCTTGTCGGATTGAATGTCCGCTGTGTTTGAATTGTCCTAGCGTCTAACGGTCTTTTGCAGTTGCGACACTCGGCACGTTCTGTCTTAGCATTGAACTTTACCCACTCGCCGCATTCACGACAAAAACCAATTAAAGACGCTCTTTCTTCTGGAGTTATTTGGTCAATCTCATCGGTTGTCATAGTCGATAAATTGTTTCCACTCTGGCGGGATAACTTCCACTGGAACTTGTTTCTTATATGTCGGTATTAAGTCTATCTGTATTCGCATATATACCCTCCTTTATAGACTAATTTCCATATAGTAGGGGTTCGCGTCATATTTGTTCCCCCTCAATTTGTCCTGTCTTACACAATTATTGCCGCAAGCACGCTACTTCACTACTTTTTCATTTTTCCCACAGCCGCTACAATATAGCCAACCGCTATTGAATATTATAGCACTTGCTCGGTTGTCTTCGTGAAACGGACATCGAATACTCCAGCCTCGTGGATTATGCCTCGCTCGTGGGTCGTAAGACCTAGCGACCGCTTCTACGTCGTTGCTATCTATAGTCTTGTCTGTATATACAGGAGGGTGCCACTCCTTTTTGTATTTACAGAGCCTGTAAGCTTCTCCAGAAAGCAATCTGGCTATAGGTATATCTCTTACTATTTTATAGCTAGCACCGCACTTAAAGACGCTTCCTGGAGCTGTTATATTGCTATTGTCGCCTTTCAATTCAAAGTTCTTGCAATGCCTGTCGTCATTGATGTTTTGAACAGGTATATCCTTCAACACCCAATAAAACAAGTGATAGCCACCACTCGGAGTTGCCACTGTAAGAGTTTGTGGTAACTCCAAAGCCTTGAAGGTAGTTATGACCTCGTCCCAGTTGTCTTTGTGGTCTAGGTCAACTGCTATAAGCTTCCAGCGACCTGTCTTATCAAGCTGTCGGTATCCAGTAAGCAAGGCATTCGCCGTAGCTTTACTAGACTTTAATGGACGACAATTCTTGTCATCTGACCATTTGTCTAGTGTGTATCGGTTCTTCTTTGTCCCTTGCCAAGCAAATGACAATAAATCTTGCAGTTCATTCATACTGATTGCCCGATTATTTTTTTGAGGCAGACACTTTCTTATTCCAGCACTTACCGCACCACCGAGCAGACTCTTCTTTACCTACTGCCCCGAATATTCCTTCACCTGGAGGGACGTACATCCGACACCCCTTACAAATACTCTCCAAAATAATATGCCTGGCTTGTTGGTGGTAGCTACGTTCGAGTTCTTCTTTGCGTTTTTCTATGCCAACTTTCTCTTTTTCTATGCCAACTTTCTCTTTTTCTATAGTAAATCTACACCGTTCGAACTCTCTTTCCATTTTCTCCAGATAGTCTGTTTTGACTATAGTGAATGGAAATCTAATGTCAATCTTCATTTTCAAACTCCTTTACATCTTTGAAAAGACCGTTATATTGGCTTTTAATAAGCTCAAGAATCTTAGCCTGGTTGTCCATCATTTTGTCCCTTATCTGCTTAACTATATGAGTGTATGGAAGCTCGCTTGGGTTTTCATACTCTGATTTAACAATTTCTGCCGCCTCTAATAGTGCGTCATTTTTTCCCAATAAAACTAGTTCCTCAACACTATCTAAAATTAAGAGTATCTGCCCGTCTATCTGCAACGGACTTTTGTGTTTAGAATCTTGTATAACTTCTTTTATTATACGATATAGTTGTCTCTCGTGTTTGTCCATTATTATTTACTCTTTCTTATTTAATTCTTACTTTTTTAGAGATTTTCTTCATATGCTCTCTGCACTCTAATATTCCGTCCTTTCTCTCGTATACGTACTGTAGAAGTCCCTTTGCGTTCTCGTCAATAGATTCAACGAGGGCTTTTATGCAGACGGACTTGTAGTCATTATAAAGTTCCAGAAAAGACTCATCAATTGGGTGTTCTGTCCTGAACTCCTCCAGATAGTCGTCAAAAAGACTGTCTATTACTCTTTCAACGTTTTCCTTCATCGACAATCTCCTCTTTGAGCTCAGAAACCTCGCCGCGTAAAATATCGAGCTCATTGCTAATCATTTCTTTTGCTATTTGATTGATAATACGAATAAACGGGAGGTCGTCAGGCTTGCTGTGTTCTGTTTTAATAAGCTCCGCCACCCATAACAGTGTTTTGCTCCTATCTTTCAGAATCTCTTGATTAACCCAATTCACAATTGAAAGTGCTTCTTCGGTTGGGTTTTTGCACCCAGAAGACCCTAGGGCATCTATTATCGCACAATATAATTTTGTACATCTCGTACGGTCTTTATCTTCATTATTTATTTGAACGTTTCTCCTTATCGCCACGATTTAGGGTAATTTAATTCAACCTCTCGACCTTAACGTTATCAACACAATGCCAAGGAGATAGTACCATCGTAAACACCTTGTTGCTAGTGACAACCACCTTTATACTCTTGTCTTTGGCGGCTTCATTCACTAATTTGATATATGGTGAATTTGGCGGCAGACAGAATTTACTGATATTTTCTTTTGTTACTACAGTATTTTCTGACGCACGGATTCTGAAATACGTGTTGCCAGTGAATATGCTATTGTTTTGGTTGTTATAAACAATTCCAGAAACTACATTATCAGAAGTTTGCAACCGTACTGAAAACAGCAAGTAAATAGGCACTGCAACCGTTAATGCTGCTAGGATATATTCCAAAAAATTTCTTATTTTAGACATGTCAATCTCCTTGTCTTACCATTTTGTTCAACCGCAGAACTGGTTGGCTATATAAGGTGATGATTTGCCGAGTTTCTAAACCCGTCGAATTCGAGAGGTTTGAATCGTAAAGTCGCATCTTCACTGCTCAAGTTGCAAAGTCAGCAGTTACTTTTCTAGCTCTAATTACGGAACTTCGCGAGCTGCAACGCAAGGCTTAGTTTCAGGCTTTCGAGCCACTTATATAGCCAGTTGATAGCACCAAATAATAGTCTTTAGTATGTAGATATCTAAGTCTCGATGAAAGTAAAATGTACGTTGGTGCTACCAGTTGAACAGATGACTCGGGTGGGCAAAATAGCCATCTGTCCAGTTCTACGGTTGAATTGTTAATGTTCTACTGGGTACGATTTGTACCCGATTACTTACGTTTGCTTATACGACCACCCTTTTGCCTGCACATTTCTTTACAAAGTGAGGACCTTCTATTAAGTTGCAATTGCATTCAATGTCTTGTGCAAATCCCTTGTAGCTTCCATGGCTTGCAAATGTAGCAGAGCCACCCTTTCGTCCAATTTCTGCATAAAAGTTCGGGTTGCTTGCTAGGTTTTTCTGAGCGGCTTTCAATCCGCCCTGCTTGGTTCCTGACATTATTCTTCTCCTAATTTTTTAATCAATTTATGAATACCTCTTCCTGAGCCGATGCCCTTACCTGACCACCAGCCTTTATATGGGTATAGTTTTGCGATATGGTTCTTTCTGTCGTTGCTCTTATAAATGTATACGGCTTTCTCTCTTTCATCCCAAGCTACAGCATATCTAGCCTCTATAAGTAAGTCAGTTGCGTATTGTACACGGCTTGGCTCAAGAGATTTTCGACGCTCTTCACGCTCTTTTTTCATAGCGTCAAATACTGCTCTTAATTCACCCATCAGTCTTCCTCAATTCCAAAATATTTCAGCCAATCTTCTCGATTTTCTCTGATAGATTTTCGAGAGTCTTCTTCGGTTGCATAGCGTATGGTTTCACCAGAATCGTCATAGTCAGTATCGTATGAGTATAGTTCTTTGTCCTTGTAATTGTAGTAGACTACCCATCCACCTCTAGAATCCTCAAAATCTGGCTTAAAGTCTGAGGTTCGTTGTAGCCTGACTTCGGCTAATCTACGTTCACGGGCTTTTTCAGCTTCTTCCATTGTGCGATAGACAAACCCAAAAGCAAGACGTTTATTGTCTGTATAATTGTCATTCCAAATATCTGAACATACACTCCCATGGTCACTAATGTAGAAGTACCAATCGTCATATTTAGGCTTCCAGTGAATACTGTCTGTCGGCTCTTCGATTTCCTCAAACCACTCGTCAAAGTTATCTATATCTTGAATTGTGAATTGAGAATCTTGTGGTGTGTCTTCACCTGGTACAGCCACAGTTAGCTCTCTGGTTCCATCAGACATATTAACGATTTCTTCAAAAATGGTACCAGCCTTAATTGTAGGCGTGTCTTTTAGAAGCTTGTATTTCATTTCTTACTCCTTAAAATAGCTCCAATTGCGTGGCGTAAATTGCACGACTAGCTAATATCTGGTTAATTCGATGAATTGTGCGTTCACTCTCGTTCAGGTCGTTTAATGCACCCTCTTTCATCTCTAGCAAATCTACTGTGTCGACCTCGTCTAATGACTGATAATCATCTTCGTAGTAAGGTTTTACTTCTTTTTCCATTTCTTTTCCTCTTCTTTCATCCATTCCGCATCTTGTTTAGCTATGTTGTATTCCGAGATAGCTGCAAAAATTAGCAGAGCCATAACAATTATTATCCAGATTAAAATAAACATTTACATTCACTTCCCTCCTAGGCGTTGCCATTTAATAATTCTATTATAGTCTTATCGTCTAGGTTAGTTAAGTTATTATCGAAGTCTTTTTTCGCATTCAATGCTTTATAGATTGCCGCATCAATTGTATGTTGCGACTTCAGTTGATAAAACACACATCGTTTCGACTGACCGTTCCTGTGAGTTCTACCTTCTGCTTGTGAGTAGTCAATAAAACTGTAGCAAGGGCTTAAGAAGATAGTAGTGTTGAACTTCTGTAAGTTTAAGCCAGTGCCGCCAGATTGATATTGAACAATCATCACATCTTGGTCTGCGAACTTATCTTTCTTAGCTCCGTACCAAACGCCGTGCTTAATACCTTTCTTCTTTAACGCCTCACTCAATTTCTCAATCGCATTCACGGTATTGACGAATACTAGGCAATTGTCTAGTCCTTCAATCTTCTCAACCGTCCAATTTATCTTCTCTGGTGCCACCTCAGCAAATTGACGTAATGCCCAAGTCAATTTCGAAGGACTGTCGAGCACTTCTCCATCTTCTGTCATATATGTCTTTAGCATACTGACATATTCTTTTCGCTTGATTGGTATATCGACGCGAATGACTTGCTTCTCTGGTAGCTCCACGAACTCTTCTGAGCGACCTCTTAATGCAATGCTATTCCACCATTTGACCAACTCATCTTTGTGCACATAATCGACTATTTCTGGGTAACCTTTAACTCTGGTTTCAATGACATATCGGTTATAGAACTCTGTCTTATTTTTAACTAATCCTGTAATCTTAGCGTAATTCACTGCGTCTGCCCATTTACTCATCGGTGTGCCACTTAGTAGTGAGTAACCACGCTCGGTCAATCTGCACAAGTAAAATGCTCCCAGACCTTGCTTACTTTGGCTATTCTTTATCTTGTGAGCCTCATCGATGATAATGTAGTAATCTTTGTACTTTGAGAAGTCGATGTCTTTGAACTTCTGTAAGAAACTGTAACCCTTGACCTGGAAATCATCGAACTCTAACTCTGATTTCTCAAGGTCGAGTTCCCAAACTTTGGTATCGCGGACAGATGCTGGACAAATAACTAAGACTTTGCGTGAACCTGTGCGGTATGCTCTGAATAGTGCCATAAGAGTTTTGCCAGAGCCGACCCCAGCGAATATGTATGGCTTATTCCCTAACCTCTTGAGGTAGTCTTCCTGAGATGGGTATAGCGAAAAACTCATAAACTTCCTTTCTTTAATATCTCACTTAATATTTCTTGAATATTCTCTGGCTCAGCAAAAAAAGTGTCATGCTTCATACCGTTCAACTTAGCGTTCCAGTATGGTTGAAGTGGTTGCCTCTTTGCGTTCTTACCTTTCTTCCATTCGATGAGGCAATGATATCCATTCGGTGCTAAAAATAGCGTGTCTGGGAAACCACTAGGTACTCCTGAACCCGCTACTAATTGGATTATTATCCAACCGCGCTTTTTGAAACGCTCTTGCTCTTTTCTCTTAAAATACCGTTCTAACATATTATTCCTATATAGCCCGCATAATAGGCAACCTGGGTGCAAAGGTCTAAAAGAACGAATAGATTATCCCAAGTTGCCCGTGATGCGGGCTATACGCTAACATTTAGTCTTAGAATGGAACTTCTGAGAGGTCTACATCTTCACTGTCGTCAATCATCTTTTCAACGGCAGTCTTAGCTTTTTCTTTCGGCTTAAAGCTTAACAAAGAACGTTCGATTGATGGGACTTCCTCTCCATTTTTGTTAGTGTAAGTACGAGTTTCGCTTTCTTTTACAGATAGCCAACAAGCGAACTCTTTTTTCGCTTTCTTACGTTGCTCTAACATCTTGACCATTGTGTCGAATAGCTCTTTGGCACTAAGAATGTTACTCATAAAGTTACGAGCGTTATCCTTTTTGTCTTGTTCGGCGTTATGAACCACCAATCGGCTACAGTTCTCAATAGTGTATGGCAATGCTGCCTCACTTAGCCACATAGTAACTGTAGCTTTACCATCAGCGTTGCTGACAGTAAACTCCATACCTAGTGTGCCTGACTTTGCACGAGTCAACTCAACCTTGTCTACTGAAACTTCGTGAACGCCAAGTCCGAGCCAATTACCGTTATTGTCGTTTAAGATGTTTTCCTTCATTTTAGCTGCCGCATCTTTTGCGACCTTGACGTCGTTATTCTCTAGTTCTTTTAATAACTCTTTCTGCAATTTTTCTTCGTCTGACATATTGTCCTCCTTTATTTATAAAAGTTTACTATTGCCTTGTCCAATTCTTTAAGGTCGTTCGGGATGGTGTCGGCTTCAAACATTCCTAGTGGTGTTTTGATACCTGTACCATCGGTCCTCACCTTAAAGACGAACTCACCGTCAATCACTGCTGTTTCGATTACCTGATTTGTCAACCCTTCAGGAACGAACTTATCACTTACCATTTTACCAGTTGTCTTCAACTTCAGTAAGCCTTCGTCGTTTTGCTCGCTGTGAGCCAGGATATAAAATCGCTGGTCTGTGTCTTTCTTTGTAATCAACTCAATGATATTGACCACGTTGACTGCCATCTCGGTGAACTTGTCGTATCCCTTAATGTTAGCTTTCGAAAACTCTTCAAAACTCATAAAGTAGTTGAAGTCGTCGATTACTATAATAGGGTTAGTGCTTTTTTTGATGACTGCCGCCAATTCGCCATAATTCTTAGCGTGAAATTGTGGGATATCGTTTTTGAACGGCAGTGGTTTACCAGTTGCGGTGATATAGCCAACGCCGTCAGCCTTCTTAAGATGTCTTAGAGATGAACTTTTACCTGTTCCACTTCGTCCAAGTACAAATGTTAATTGTGCCATAACATAATCCTTTCTTTATTGATATTGTTGATACCTTGAGCTTACGTCAGCGGCGCATTGCTCTCCAATTTTTACAAACTCTTGCGTGTGCGACACAAGCTCTCGCTTGGTCATACCATTATATTTTTGCTTTATCGTATTGCCGTAGCAACCGCAATACTCAACAACAATCGGGTTATTCTCTTCAAGACCTAAAGTGGACGCCGATTGTTTATAGCAGTCTTTCGTTGCCATTAAGAAGAGGTCTTTCTCGGATAGCTTCTCCTCTACAGGGTAATTATGTCCAACGCTAATGAAAAAGCCTCTGATTGTTACGATAAGCAAAAACACAAGAAAACTCCACCAGATTTTGGTTAAGGTGTTCTTCATCTTTATCTCCTCGGAACAATCGTGTATGTCGTCCCGTCAGTCGTCCCGAGAGGGTAAACTGACGAGATGTGTGTTACGTCAATTTTCATATCTTCTAAAATCCTATATCATCTGGTATCACTACTTCTTCATTTTCAGTGATACCTTGGTTATTATTCATATATTGTGTGAGCAATTCTGGGTCAAAACTCTTCACTCCTAAGTCGAACAACTCTGGCAAATCTAGTGGCTCGTGCAATCGCTCGTAAATCTGCTTGATGAGCTCGTCATTCCGCTCGATACGTATGATGATGTAATGCTGAGTTTTAAGGTTGACCACTATGTAATCTACCCAATCAACTCCAGAAGCCATCATTTGACCCTGAACTTGCAATTCGTGATTGTGAGGTATTCCATTCTCCATAATATCCATAAAGGTATTATCGCCAACCACCTTGCATTCAAGTAGCCCTTTCCTTGAGGTCTTCGCCTCGACTACATTTGCGTCTGGTGTTGCGACGAACCAATCTGATATGTAAGAAAACGCCTCAGACAATTTGTTGCCAGTATCTTTCTGGTACACCAGCTTAGCGAAATCTTCAAAATACACGCCGTCTGCCATAGCTTTGGTCTGAAAACTATTATAAGTAACGCCAAAACGTCGCTCAAACGCTAGTTTTTTTAAGTATTCCTTAGCCTTAGCGGTAGGTGTGCCATCTCGCTTAGTTTCGAATAAATCCGCAAGCATACTCGCGGACGGCTTGCCCGCACGCTCTTTGTACCACTCAGCCGACCGTTGTGGTGCAGTTGATAATGTAAACTCTTTACTATAATCTACCATTCTCAATACTCCTCTAGCCTTGACCGCTCGGCGTATTCTTCCGCCAGCTCGGCTCTTAAGTCGTTCTCATCTTCTATTTGTTGCTCAGCTAAGTCTTCTAGCAAGCTCTCAGCCCCCTCTAGCAACTCTGTGAACTCGTTGCGTCTTGATAGTAACCAAGTCGCGTCTTGTTGGTTCTCTAGTGGCTTATAGCCGCTAAACTCCAGCACTTCTCGTAAAGTTACGCTCATACATACCTCCTTTGCTTAGATATGCTTATTTAATATTATATGGCTCCACCAGTTGGGCTCGAACCAACAAACCCCTTCGTTAACAGCGAAGTGCTCTACCTATTGAGCTATGGTGGAATATATCCCAGAGGTTGTAGACGCTCGCAGTCGCCTACAACACCCTGATTGCCAAGCACGATGCACGGGTGGGCAAAAAACATCGCACTCAGCAATCAAGGCAAAACGATATTCAAGACGATTAAAGTCAACCGCATAACTGGGGCAAGGCGACACCAAGTGTATATCATTAAGTGAGTTAATTACTTTAAGGTTTGATGTCGCCAATTAGACTAACAACCCATAGATGAAACGAGACCTGATTGTTAGTCCAGTTATGCGGTCGAGAATATAACCGTGCCGTTTTGCTCTGATTATCCTAGTTGTTAAAGTTCATCAACCATCCCTTGTCGCACAAGTCGCTAGGTTTTCCATCCGGTAACCTATCTCGCTATTGCTTGACGTTGTTGTTATGTGGGATTGATAGCTCCAGTTTAGGTTGTGTGAGGTCGCGATTAGGATAGGCTCTCGGCGGTTATTTTATTAGTGGTTGCCGCTCCACTGCTTTTGCCGTCTAATCGCTGAAATGTCCTTTATAGCCTTTGCTTTTGCTATGTTCTTATTGTATCAAGCTCGTTCTAATTTGTCAACACTTTTTTTGCTTTATTTTTCCTCCGTTTCTTCTATCTCGCCTAACAATCTCAGCAAATCTTGTCCGTTCAGATAAACTGTACGTTCAATGATGTTATAACCGTCTTTCAATATGTCAATTCGGTCGTCGTGGATTACTATAGTTTTACTCATCAGTCTTCTCCTGCTCAATTGCCTTAAGCTGTTGCCTCAATAAGTAGCCTGCCGTCCACGTTGTAGACGCGTGCATCTTTTCCGCAACCTCTTTAATCTGGTTCAGAAGTTCTTCTTCAATCCGAATAAACTTCATCGGCTTTTTAGTTTTTTGCATATAGTTCTCCTTCTGCCCGTTTTATGCCACGGGCGGGGCAATTTTATCTAATTTTCAATCACCTTGACGGTTTCCGACGCACTGACGTTTGCCTCACCGTAAGCTCTAACAATAGCCTTGTCATAAGCCTCAACAGTAGTACTGTTGTATGCGTCAACAATAACTCCGTCGTATGCCTTGACAGAAGAATTGTTAAATGCCCTGACAAAAGCTCCTCCGTGTGCCTCAATTTCAGCTTTACCATAAGCCTCAATTATAGCCCCTCCACGCGCCCTGACGCTAGCGTTTCCATATGCACCAATAATAGGGTGTCCAATATCGTTGTGTTCAACAATAGCGTTTCTGCTTACTTTGACTTTGGCATCTCCACAAACTTTGACCTTAGTATTGCCACTCGCGTAAACAGTAGAGCCATTAAGTGCTATAACGTTGATTGAGGTGTCGTTCATTGTGTTTATCCTAGAATGATGATATGCCTTAGCGGTGATATTTTTACATTTTGAGTTCCACATTACCAATAATTCACCCCAGACCTCAATAGTACCCTCCAAGTCGCTACTAACATCAATGATAACTTTTTCTCCTACACGTACTCCAGTTTTGAAAAGTTCTTTTAATTGCTCTTCATTCTCAATATTGATGACATCCATTTTTCTAAAATCCTCTCTCTTCTTCTTCTTCTTATCCTTTTATACCGTAACAAACCAATTCCGCCCCGCCACGCTTCAAACATTCCTGGGTGTTCTGGTGGTCGATATAGACCACCACCACCGCCACTACCAGCACCACCGCTAGAATCACCTTCTCGCGCTTACTCACTCTTCTTGCCCTCTCTCTTAATCTTCTCTCTTAATCTTCTCTAGTGCTGTTGCTACTTTGTCAACGTAGACCGTCCACAGATACGGCTCATTCCCCCGCATTTT